AGAACAAAAGATTGCGTTGCGTATGGAGTATGAAAAAAAAGAAAGTGTAAATTAACACTTGACAAATGTATGGGATTAGTGTATAATCCCATACATAAAAAACAGAAAGGATAATATGATTTATTTATTATTAATAAAAAGTTTGTGTGGCTTTGCACTTATGGTGTTAGGATTAATACTTGCAATCCATTCAACAGAATACACAACAGTAGGTTTATTAGTTTCGTTTGCCGGACTAATTGCATTTTGGACAAGCTTACCAAGTTGTGCAGAAAATAGAGCGAGGCACAAATGAAATATTGTCAAGGACCGAGGTGTCATACTTATGAAACACAGGACAGGAAACGAGGACCAAAAGGAAACAAAGTAAATCAGACTAGACGCAGAAGTCAGTTTTATTATTTGCAAGGCAATGCATGTTCTTTACAATGTGCAACAGATTGGTTTGATACATATGGCGAAAGGGCAGTAGATTATTTTGGTAGAGTAACTCAGCCTATAGTTTTAACAGAAGATAATGCGTGGCGCCAAGTTTGGAATGTCAATTTTTATGATAATAATTATAAACCAATACCAAACGCACCAAGATACATTGAACGCAACATGATAACAGGGGCAGAAAGGAATATTGTGGATAACTAAAAATAACTATTGACAAAGGGATTATAATAGTATATAATCCCATACATAACAGAAAGGATAATATGCAAATACAATACAAAGGCAAAACATACGACATACCAAAACCATTTGACCAATGTTATTTTGGTGCAGAGCCTACAAAAGAAATGACAATCTTTAATAGATTCAGTGATGAATCTTTTCAAGCATCAGCAAAGCTACCAGCATTTGCTGTTGCAATCTATGACACAATCATAGGTTGTGAGCGAACCGAGGACTATACGACAATGCAAAAAGGTTTGGACTGGTTCTCTAGAAATTTCACTAAAGAATATATGGTCTTACTAGATTAATCTTTCTGTGATTAATTGGCGAACCAAATAAATTTGGTTCGCCACAAAATAACTGTTGACTTTAAAAATTAAATAGTGTATTATCCCATAATAACAGAAAGGATAATATGATTAAATATATAGCAGTTCAAACATTAACACCCGACGTACCAAGAGCATGGGGCAGCGGAGATACCCACGACACAGCCAGACTTAATTGCGAAATTGCAATTCGAGAGAAGTATTTAGGTAAGTTATCGCGAGGATATACAGGCCCTTTGGATATTGATAAAAGATATACTATCATAGAGGATAAGTAGGACCCAAACGGATCGGGGATCAGCTTTAAAAACATAACCCCCCACCACCCTTTTTTATAAAAGGGGTCCCAATAGATTTACCTTTATGCCTTGATTTAGAGATATACAGGCTGTAAAACCGTTATGAAGAAGAAAACAGAGCCTAAAAAATTCTGCAAAAATTTTTATGAAACAAGAAATTATAGACAAACTCCCGCCTGACGCGCAAAAAGAATTTCTAAAATTAGCTATGAAGCTAAACGAGAAAACCAAACAATCCAAGGTCCACGATTCATTCTTAGATTTTGTTAAACACGTATGGCCTGAGTTTATCGAGGGCAAACATCACAAAAAAATTGCTGACAAATTTAATCAGATTGCCTCTGGTAAAATTAAAAGGTTAATTATTAATATGCCGCCTAGGCATACTAAGTCAGAGTTCGCGTCTTACCTACTTCCCTCTTGGATGGTAGGACGTAGACCTGATCTTAAAATTATACAAACAACTCACACCACGGAATTAGCTATTCGTTTTGGTCGTAAGGCAAAGACGCTTATGGATTCTCCTGAGTACAAAGAAGTTTTTAAAACAAGACTTAGAGAAGATAGTCAGGCAGCTGGTAAATGGGAAACCGAGCAAGGTGGTGAATATTATGCAGCTGGTGTTGGATCAGCAATCACGGGCCGTGGAGCGGACTTGTTAATTATTGATGACCCACACTCTGAGCAAGACGCATTAAATGTAACAGCATTAGAGCGAGCTTACGAATGGTATACATCAGGACCACGTCAAAGGCTTCAACCAGGTGGAGCAATCGTAGTTGTCATGACACGTTGGAATATGAAAGATCTAACTGGTATGTTACTTAAATCACAAAAAGAATTAAAATCAGATAAGTGGGAGATTATAGAATTTCCTGCAATCATGCCAAGCAACAAACCTGTCTGGCCTGAGTATTGGAAGAAGGAAGAACTAGAAGGAGTTAAAGCTTCTATCTCTATTGGTAAATGGAACGCGCAGTGGATGCAAAATCCAACAGCGGAAGAAGGATCGCTGATTAAAAGAGAATGGTGGCAAACATGGGAGAAGGATGCAATACCACCTTTGCAACATATAATACAATCTTACGATACAGCTTTTTTAAAAAAAGAAACAGCCGACTACAGTGCGATAACGACATGGGGAGTATTTCAACCTAACGATGATAGCCCTCCTAATTTGATATTACTAGATGCATTAAAAGAACGGCTAGAGTTTCCAGAGTTACGTAAAACAGCGTTAGAACAATATAGATATTGGAATCCTGAAACGGTTATTATAGAATCAAAAGCATCTGGACTACCATTAACTTATGAGTTGAGAAAAATGGGTATTCCTGTTATAAATTACACACCTAGTAAAGGAAACGACAAACACGCTAGGGTTAATGCTGTAGCCCCGCTATTTGAGTCGGGCGTAATTTGGGCTCCAGATCATAAGTTTGCTGAAGAGGTAATTGAAGAGTGTGCATCATTTCCTTATGGAGATCATGATGATTTGGTGGATAGTATGACACAAGCGGTAATGAGATTCCGTCAAGGTGGATTTGTATCCCACCCGGATGATGAAAAGGATAATGCATTACCTAGAACAGAGAGAACTTATTACTAATGGCAAATAGACAAACCTTAATAGACACGTATCAAAGCAATCCAACGTTACAAAGTAGATATACTCAAGATCAATATTTAGATTTGTTTGGGTTTGGACAAACGACAACACCAACACCACCTACAACACCACCACCTGCAGCACCAACACCTCCTGTACAAAATATAATAGGACAAAATTTAGATCAAGGTGGCGGCGGTGAAGGTATACAAGGGTTACAACAAACATTTACAACTGGTGCACAACCAAGAGGACCAAAAACTGATTTTAATATAAATCCTGCAGCTCAATTGACAGGTAAAGGTAGAATTATGGAAGGATCAGAGATGGAAAAACTTTATAACGAATATAATGCGGCCATGCAATACCAACCAGGTGCAGCAGGTACAAGAAACGTTCCTGGTAATTATGCGCTTGCCAACAGAGCTGGTGATTTTAATGAGTATTTAGATTTAGTAGGATACCAAGCACCAAGTAAATATTTTAATGAACCATCTATGATGCAAAAAGGTATTACAGGTATAAAAGATTTTTTTAGTGGACTAGGAACACCAAAAGTCAGAGGCACACTTGGAACAAGATTATCAAATCAACCAACACTACCTTTACCCGCTGCAATAGCATCGTGGTCAATGAGTCCTTTTAATCCGGAATCTAGAAACTATAATCCAAACTTTGTTGGCCAATTAAATTATTTAGAAGGAATGGATGGTATTAATCTAAAAGGAAAAAAAGATCCTTATACAGGAGAAACAATTTTTACAGAAACATCTGCAAGCATGATTGGTAGAGATCCAGGAACAGGTCTTTTAAAATATGGACCAGGATCAGTGCTCGAAGGTAAAAATGTAATTTCTTTAGCTGGTACAAATAATTATCAAACAGCTTTAGAAAATTACATTGAAAAAATGAAAGGTTATAAAGTTAAAACAGATTTTCAAAAAGCTAAAATAGCAAGAGCGGAAAAAGAACTTAAAGATTATTTAGATAGAGAGCAAAAGAAAAAAGAAGATAAAGCTAAAAAGAAACAAAAAAGTGACCCAAACATACTTTCACCTAATAATCCACTTATTGGAAAGATTGATCACACAGGTGCAGGAAGTGGGCATGGTTCAATAACTAGAGCTCCAGGAAGCAAAGGACCAAAAGGAACTCCTACCCACAGCACTAGAGATGATTTAATGGCGAAAGGTGGAAGAGTAGGAGTAAGAAGTTATTTCGACGACGGTGGTATGGTTTATCTTTATGACAGACAAGCAATGGAAAACGGTGGTTCGCCAATGGATGATTACAAACATTATGTTTTAAAATCAGAATTAAGCGAAAAAGTAATTCAACTTATGGATGAAGAAGGTTACGAGTTTGGTGAAGCGGTGCGTGAAGCAATGAGACAAGGATATGAAAATGGTGGACCAACTTTTAGTGAAGAAGACTTTCCTTTTATATTAAGACCTGAAGGTGGTAGACCTAAACCTAGTTTAGATTATTATGATAAATATCAAGACTCTCCTGATGATGAATATCCTATTATAACAATACCTATGGGTAAAATGATGAAGAAAAAAACTAAGAAGAAAAAGAAAAAGAAAGATAGAGAAGATTATTCAGACGGCGGAAGAGTATATTTATACGACAGGCAGGACTAATGGCCGGACTATTTGAGAATATAGTAGACACCTTAAAAGTTTATACAACTAAAGGCGGAGTTACATTATCTACAGAAAAAAATGTAAAAGAAGGATTTATCTATCCAATAAAAAATAAAAAAGGTGAAATTAGGTGGAGAAAACAAGCTACATCTCCAACTCGTAGATATGATTTTACTAAAAAAGCTCCTATTCCAGAAATGGATACTAAAAGATTTAAATTTGATGTTGATTTAAATCAATGGGTATATTTAGGTCGTGTTAAAAATCAGCCACCTTTAGTTAAAAAAAATGACGAAACTTTTAAACAATTTGTAAAAAGAAAAGATCAAAGACGTCTTTCTATAATGGAAGAATCCAGAAACAAAAAAATAGATAGAGTTGTTGATGCAAAGAATAAAGTAGATGATTGGACTACAAAATGGTTAGATGAAAATTTAAATAAATATGGAATAAAAGATGATAAAAGATTTTTAAACAATCTTAAAAAAGATTACAAAAAATTTGTAGATAAAACTTTTAAAACAAGAGTAGTAAGCGGAACTAATTTGTTTAGTAAAGATAATTTACCTAATGTTTCAAGATCTATTACTGAAAGATTAAAACCTTTTGAATATGAAGGTTTTAAAACTATAAATTTAGGTAAGTACGGAGGACCAGAAAAAATTGATTATAATCCTACAAAAAGAATAGACAACGCAGGATTTTTTAAAAAAGTGTTTTTTAAAAACAGGGTAGAAAATATTCCAGGTTTTAGAGATGATTTATTATCTTATTTTAATTACATCACAACTAACAAAGCTACTAGAGTAGGTAGAGAGGCTACAAAAAATTTTGTTCCTAATAAAGATGTTGTTTATTTTTTAGATACTAAACAATCAAAAATGAGTGATACTTTAAAAGGAGATTTAATGGTTGCTTTAGGTGATGAAATAAAAACAGCTTACGATAAATATCAATATAGAGTAAGAGCAGGATTAAATTGGGTTAAGAATGCAGAAATAATAGAAAAAACTTTAGGTCCTAAAGAAATGAAAAGGCTTACAGGTTATGAAAAAATTAAAACAGGAATGGATGCTGAGTCCAAAATATTAAAAAAAATATTTGATTATACAGATTTGCCTGACGACTTAAAATTAAGTTATGCTGTTGATCACGGTCAAGGAATTTCTTTTGCAGCTAAATCTAAAAATAAAAATACAATGAGATTAGCAGTTACAGATTTAATTGGAACAACAAATCAAACTAATGAATATTTAGGAAGAGGAAAACCAGGAGAACCTCAATCGTTTGAAAGACAAAGAGGTGTTTTAGCAAATAAAATTAGAAAAAAACAAGATGTTAAAACTAATGTAAAAAAATTAAATGATTTAGTAGAAAAAACTTATGGCACAAAAAATGTGTATAGTATAAAAAATGGTAATTTAATCTCTTCTAAAATATCTTCAACTTCAGACGCTGCTGGCAGATTTATATCTTATTTTACAGAACTATATAAAACAAAAGAAGGTAAAGCCGCTATTAAAAAACAATATGGTGATTTAGAAAGATTAAAAATGTTAGTAAGAGATAACGCTAAAAATTTAGAAACTGTAAAAAATTATGCTTTAAATAATAAAGGAGTAAGGTTTAATAGTTTTGCAGGTTTTGTAGATTTTGCACAATCAGGTATAGAATTACCACCTGCTATTAAAGAAGCTGCTAACAAAGTTTTAAATACAAGTGGAAAACTTTTAAGAGGAGCAGGTAAAGCTGCTGTTGTTTTAGATCCTATGTTTGCTGCATATGATTTTTCAACTGCTATTGATAAAGGAGTAGGTGGAAAAGAAGCAGGTAAATATACTGCTAAAAGATTTGTAGAAGGGGTTTTAAACTTACCTGACCTAGTAGTTAGTGGAGGAGATTTTTTATCAAATAAAATTGCAGGCGAAGATGCAAAATTTGAAACAGGAAAATTATACGAGCCTTTTACATTTGCTCAAGAAAGTTTAGAAGAAGCAGTAGAGAAAACACCTTTGTCTACAAGATTAAGAAATATTGCAGAAAGAGATTTTGATGTTGGAATAGGCGCTGGTATGCGTATGGTAGATGATACAGAGATACCTGCATCACGATCAGAAATAATGGAAGCTAAAGAAAAATTTGTAAAAAGTCAAATGGGTCCATATTATAAATACGGAATTGAAAGTATGGTAGAAGAAGAGCCAGAAGAAACACCATTGCAAAATCAAGGAATATTCAGTATATTCAACCAACCAAAATTTAAAGGTGTGATTGAAACATAGGAAAGAACCATGGCAGAAATAGACGACGCATTACCGAATACTCCCGTATCTGACGAAGCTTTTGTAGAGCAAGAAGTTGCGATACCAGGACAAGATTTACCAAAAGATCCGCAAAAACCAGAAGTTACAATGGACGAAATGGGCGGTGCAGAAATATCTTTTGATCCTAGACCACAAAATTTAGAATCAGATACTCACTTTCAAAATTTAGCAGAAGTTATGGATGACCAAGACTTAGATGAACTTGGTTCAAATCTTTTTGACAAATATACAGAATACAAAGAATCTCGTGGAGATTGGGAACAATCTTACAGAGAAGGATTAGAACTATTAGGTTTTAAATATGAAAGAAGAACAGAACCGTTTAGAGGTGCATCAGGTGTTAACCACCCTGTTCTTGCAGAAGCCGTAACACAATTTCAAGCGCAAGCTTACAAAGAATTATTACCCGCAGATGGTCCTGTGCGTGCACAAATTTTAGGTGACATTACAAACGAAAAACAAGACCAAGCACACAGAGTAAAAGATTTTATGAATTATCAAATTATGGATCAAATGGAAGAATATGAACCAGAGTTTGATCAAATGTTATTTTATTTACCATTGTCAGGTTCTACTTTTAAAAAAGTTTACTACGATGATTTATTAGGTAGAGCTGTTTCTAAATTTGTACCAGCCGATGATTTAATTGTACCATATTCTGCCAACTCACTAGAAGATGCAGAAGCAATTGTGCATGTAATTAAAATGTCTGAAAACGAATTAAGAAAACAACAAGTTTCAGGTTTTTATAGAGACATAGATTTAGGACAACCACCTATAACTGAAAATCAGTTAGAAGCAAAAGAAAGAGAACTAGAAGGTGTTTCAAAAGACGGTCAAGAAGATCAATATACAATTTTAGAAATGCATGTAAATTTAGATTTACCGGGTTTTGAAGACATAGGTCAAGATGGAGAGCCTACAGGAATTAAACTACCTTACATTGTAACGATTGCAGAATCTAATAATAAAATTTTATCTATTAGAAGAAACTTTACACAAGATGATGCTGCAAAAGAAAAAATAAAATATTTTGTACAATTTAAATTTTTACCAGGAACAGGTTTCTATGGTTTTGGTTTGATACACATGATTGGTGGTTTAACTAGAACTGCAACTGCAGCTCTTAGACAACTATTAGATGCAGGAACTTTAGCAAACTTACCAGCTGGTTTTAAACAACGTGGTATTAGAATTAGAGATGATGCACAACCACTACAACCAGGTGAGTTCAGGGATGTCGACGCTCCGGGTGGAAATATTAGAGATGCATTTATGCAGTTACCATTTAAAGGACCAGATCAAACTCTTTTACAATTAATGGGAGTTGTAGTTAATGCAGGTCAACGATTCGCGAGCATCGCTGATGCACAAGTGGGCGACATGAACCAACAAGCTGCAGTCGGAACGACAGTAGCATTATTGGAGCGTGGATCGCGGGTAATGTCAGCTATACACAAAAGATTATATGTAGGATTAAAACAAGAATTTAAATTATTATCAGAAGTATTTAAAACATACTTACCACAAGAATATCCTTACGATGTGCCAGGTGCACAAAGAAGTGTTAAGGTTACAGATTTTGATGACAGAATAGATATTTTACCAGTAGCAGATCCAAATATCTTTTCTCAAACACAAAGAATTTCGATGGCGCAGTCTCAACTTCAACTAGCGCAATCGAATCCTCAAGTACACGATTTATATCAAGCATATAGATCGATGTATGAAGCTTTAGGGGTAAAAAACATTAATGCTATTTTACCTCCTCCTGTCCAGCCACAGCCAGTTGATCCAAGTTTGGAAGAAATTGCAGCTATGGCAGGAAAACCTTTTCAGGCTTTTCCAGGACAGGACCACAAAGCTCACATAGATGCGCATTTAAGTTTTATGAGATCTAACATGGTACAGAATTCACCTATGGTTATGGGTGCATTGCAAAAAAATATATTAGAAAGAATTTCTTTAATGGCACAAGAACAAATACAACTTGAGTTTAGAGAAGAATTACAACAAGCACAACAAATGCAACAGATGTTACAACAACAACCACAGAACCAACAACTAATCCAACAAGCAAATTTACTGTCACAAAAGATAAATGCTAGAAAAGCAGTGTTGATTGCAGAGATGACTAAAGATTATATGGATGAAGAACAAAAAATCTTAACAGAATTTGGTGGTGATCCGTTATTAAAACTAAAATCAAGAGAACTTGACATCAAAGCAAGAGCAGATGAAGCAAAAAGAGCTTATGATGAAGGTAGAATTAGCTTAGACACTATGAAAACAATGATGGGTGATACACATCATGATGAAAAACTAGATCAAAACGAAGATTTAGCTATGTTAAGAGCTAATACATCAATAGAAAAACAAATTATGTCTAATGATGCTGCTTTAGAACGTCAACAAATGGCGGATAAGAGCAAAAGACACGATTTCGGTAGAAATTTTAAAAAAAAATAGATATAAACAATAATTAAGGAGAAAACTATGAGCAAAGATTGGGAAAAAGGACAAGCTTACGTAAAAGCACCTAAAATTACAAAAGAATTAGGTGTTGGTAAGGATGGATACCAAACTGGCGGGGTTACTATAGAAGCTACTAATCCAGATGAGACTCAAACAGTAACTGTTAGAGGAACACGAGCGATGAGAGCAGATAAAAAACCTGTTAAAGCTAAATGGTACTAGGTTATGTGGTTATCGGCAATTAAATTAGCCGTTTCTGCTGGCAGTAAAATTTATGCTAACAAGCAGAAAACAAAAATGGCTATGTCAGAAGCGCAGCTTATGCACGCTACTAAAATGGCCGAAGGGCAAGAAGCTTACCAAGGTAAACTTTTAGAAGCCCGACAGTCAGACTGGAAGGACGAGGCCGTCCTCATAATTCTCAGTTTGCCCGTGTTGGTGCTCGCTTGGGCAGTCGTATCAGATGATCCGACAGCGATGGATAAAGTTAAATTATTTTTTGACATGTTCTCGCAGCTCCCGTCATGGTTCACAAATTTGTGGATCCTTGTCGTGGCGAGTATTTATGGTATAAAGGGAACTCAAATTTTTAGAAACGGAGGAAAAAAATGAGACAAAACGGAGTAAGATCAAATGTTAGATTTCCATATGGAAAATCAGGCATGAAAAAAGGTGGAAAAGTTAAGAAGCAAGGATACAAAGATAGAAAAGATGAATCTATTGCTATGAGAATCAGAAAAAAAAGAACACCTGCACAGTTAAAAGCTAGCAGAGATGAGTCTTATGGTAAGTTTGGTTCTAAAGCTAAAAAAAGCGGAAAGATCAACAGGTAGTTTATGAACACTAAAAGAATGAACAGACTTGAAGAGCTTGGTAGAGTTGATGCAGAAAAAGCAGATACTTCAAAAGGCAAAAGAAATCTCCGTGAAGAAAAGTCTAGAATCGTAAGAGAACTTAAAGCTACAGGTGGTAAAGTTAAAAAGAAAAAAGCAGGTCCTGGTGCTAGAGATAAAAAAAGAGGTAAATTTCCTGATCTAACTGGTGATGGTAAAGTTACTAGAGCTGATGTCTTAAAAGGTAGAGGTGTGTTTAAAAGTGGTGGTATAGCCAAGAGAGGCAGAGGTTGTGAAATCAGATAAAAACTGGATTCAAAAAGCTATTAAAAAACCTGGTTCATTAAGAAAATCTTTAGGCGTTAAAAAAGGTAAAAAGATTCCTGCAAGTAAATTAAATGCTGCAGCTAAGAAAGGTGGCAAGTTAGGTCAACGTGCTAGACTTGCAAAAACTTTAAAGGGTTTTAAAAAATAGTTTGTGAAAAGAGCAATTCTTCAAGCGCTAGAAGACCGATATAATGCACAGATATCAGAAGCTGATGCAACAATAAAAATTTATTTAGAAAATAGTGTTGGTATTGGAGAACACCCACAACACATTGACGAAGTAGATAAACAAATGCAAAAACTTGTAGATGCACAAGAAAAGTTAAAAGAATTACAATCATTTAAACAATAAGGAGAGAAGATGGACGAATTAATATTAATTGATAAATTAAAAAGAAGAATCAACGCTACACTACAAAGCATAGGTGATACCATGATCACTGGTGGGGTTGACAGCATGGA